GGGTGTGGAGCACTGCCTTTCGGTGGCTCCAGTCAAAATACCCCCTTTTGACTAGGAAGAGCCCTAGGGTGAATACTAACATTCACCAAACCTCCCTTCACATTAGTGTCGGGAGTCGCCAGATGCGAGCTCAGTGGGAGAGGTTGATTAGACATCCCAAAGAAGCGCTTATTTCTATAAAGGGGTACTGGAGACCCCTCTCGCAAACATGTGCAGAATTACAGATTTCTCTGTAAAATTCCACAAAGTTTACGCCGCCCACTCATCTCATCGTGGGTAGGATAAAGTTTTGTTAAACCAGGTCTTACTGGTGCAGTGTATACCACAGAAGCATGGTCGGCCGGAATCTGTCGGGCCAAGACGTGCAACCACTACCCTTATTCAAGGGGTAGCCTCTCCACAGGGCTAGTTAGGCCCATCTTACTTATGTTTTGGGTTTTGCCGTGAAACAAAACCGTGATTTGCAAATATTTAATTTTTAGTCTGGTGCAGAAATGGGTTATTATCCAGGGGAGGTACGCAGGTGATACGACGGAGGTTGACAAGACCTCCCGAGCTTACAACAAGCATTGCCCTTCACCGAAGCTTAGGTTACTTGAACGCCTGTTTACCAGGATCCAGCACTGCGAAGCCTAGAATTGGCTCCATCTGCGACGCAGAAAATGCAAAACAAAAAGAAGAAAAACCAAAACCAAACAGAGAGTTAATATAACTATTGTATCTACAATGGTCCAGGAGTGGTAATACATGTACGACATGGTCAGTAGATCTGATCGGGACTGACCTTCCCCTCAAGAAACTCGTCTCTAAGACGTTTAGCAGCGGCAGACCCAAAAGACTCGCGCACAGCCTTCACTCGTGCCTCCTGGTCAGCAGTTAGCTTACGCGGGAGAGAGGAAGTCGGACGCAAATTACTCTTTGGTTTGAGCTGGGGTCTGAGGACACCACTGAGAAAACTCCGCCGCGAACTTTCAGTACGGGTGGTTGACCTCGTATCCTCAATATCATCGAAGACGGGCGGAGTACCAGGGCCAGAGTAGGGCTGCGTATGATCACGCAGGATCTGGTTGCGGATAGCCTGAGTGGCACCTGAGGTGTCGGTGGGCAATTGCCTGGGTCCAGGAGGGGGTGCAGGTGGTGGAAGGGGTTCCCAGTCGCTGTCAGTCTGTTCAGCTTCACGCGCCAGGCGCAAATCCTCGCTCGAATTCTCGATCCAAGATCGCACCTTCTTAGAGACAGGATCGTCAGGAAGTTGAACAGATGAAGGAACAGGGAGAATATGTGCAGCTGGTTGTGTAGAGGTAGCAAAGTCATTGTCACTGATCTTTACAATCGGGACGTCGCTACCTGCTGGAAATCGGGCAATTTCTGTTTGTTGCTCACGCACCACGTGACCTGCACGGGGGAAAGGAGCGCCCAAGAATTTCCCTGCTCTTGCTCCATCATTCTTCTCATCAAAACATATAGCAATGGACCCAAACTCCATGTGTTTGGTGGTATACTCGCCGTAAGAGACAACATAGTTGTACTTGTCACTTTTACAAACAGGGGGAGCAACCAGGAGGATTGTACCTCCGCCATGTCCCACTTCACAGTGGAACGACATGGTTGAATCGCGTTCAATGATTTGACCGTCATTAAAATGGCAACCGTTGAGCACAACGTCTTTATGCCCCTTCTTCCAAGAAGAGGTGTTGAGAAGTTTTGTGATTTTAACATTGTTGTACTCACCTACATTCCAGGTGGCGCCATTTGCATTATTGTATGCGATAAAACCAAGCCAATTGCTATCCTCACTACCACCGACAGCAGTAACTGCTTGATATCCTTGACACTCCGCATCAACAGACCACGACCCTTCTTCAAGGTCGAATAGTAACATAGGGACGGCCTCAACTGAGTTGTTCGAGTACCAGTCAGCACGTATGTCAACAAGAGTTTGTTGTTCATCCTCAACATACCGTAGACGTTCAGAGTTCAACCGACCAACAATAATGCTGTCATCGGTCTCACGAGTTTGAATGTCAACGCCAGGGACGCCAGCATAGACAAAGAATCTTTCTGGCTGAGGTGTTGGTGCAGGAGTAGGAGCAGGTGTCGGAGAAGGAGGTGATGGGGATGGGGCAGGAGCAGCGTCCCGTCATTCACGGGGACTCTGAAACCAGCAACGCGCAGTGATGACAAACTGACCCGCTACCGAGCTGGGTCCATTTCCTGCATAGAGGAGAAAGAATTGGTTGTCCTTGTCAACTGGCGTTTTGTCGGGATCCGGTGTTGGCAACCATCCAGTTCCACGAATCTTCCCGGCGGGCCAGGAGAATTGTCCACATTTTGCAACAGGGACTGTCTGGAGGTAGCTCTTAAGAGTTGTTTGGGTACAGGAAGTATCGACTTCAACTGCGAACGCACCGGAAGTAGTTGAGGCCGCATGGGTGATGTACTTGACGTTGAGGTTTGTGATCTTAAATTCATGGAAGGACTTGAAAATTCCACTCTTGAGTGCAGAACACTGTGATATACTGGGACCAAATTTAACGACCCCGGCGTCGGACGCCTTAAGGTTGTTGATTGTGAACTTGTAATCTTCCCAGTGGCTTCGTGATGAGGCCATTCTGCTTCCACGACGTCGACTCGAGCGTCGACCTCCTCTTCGTCGGGGCCTTCGTCCGTTTCGGGACGGTTGGACTTGAACAACCACTGGGCGAGCCTTGTTAGGCTGCCTGGATCGTCCTTGTGCTTGTTGAGCTTGGCCATTGCGTCTAGAGTTGTTGCGAGCCTGTTGTCTCACCACGACCGTACTCATTAATGATTTTACGGACCTGTAAGCTAATTCTAAGGTAAGCTAAGTAAGACAAGCCTATAGTTAGTGGTACTGATGAAATAAAACCTAAGCAATAACCTGCTAATAGTTTATAATCTATATTTGGCTGAAATCAGGGAAGTCAGGGACTCCCACAAGAATGCTTTGTAAAAGAGGTGTCAAGTTCTTTACACCGCGGAGTTCGATATTGACCGTCAAATTGTCGAAATATCGTTCGACAAGGACCTGTGTTCTCGGGTCAACTCCGTAAGCTTTCCAGAAACTCATCCTATTTCCCATAGTTACTGGTTCCTCGCGAATGGCACGCCTGCCACCGAGTCGCTCATCTTGACCATAACTGATCACCTTCTTTATCAAACCCTCAGAGACTTTCTTGTACCCAGAAGTACGGTATAAGCACCTATGGAACGCCTCCAGGATCGGTACCCCAGAGTTAAGAACGAGACCACATTGTGCCGTGGCACTGAGGAATGTCTTGACATCCTCGTGGTGTTTCATGCTAAGCATAGAGTGCGCGTCTTTAGACATGCTCTCGGGTTTGCGGACCATCCTGTAACTGCCGTTGATGCACAGTGGATGTCCCTGGCAGAACTCAAGCTTCTCCAGTTCGTAAACTGGATCTTCAATAGCCATGGAAAACCCAAAATCCAAAAACCAAGCGGCAAGATTATCAAATTTACGCTGGTCCTTCTTGTCACAGATAATCACGCAATCATCCCCATTGTTGCACAGCTCAGCCTGGACTCCCAAATCTCGGAAGTACAAATGCATGAGTCCTGTCATGATTATCTTGTTGCCCATTGAAGTATTGATGTCACCAGACATTCGCATTCGATCGATGGTAAACTGTAGCATCTTATCTTCGACAAAAAGGACAACCTCATTTCTGAGTTGCCACTTGAGAAGTTTCTTAAGAATAGGATCACAGAAGATCCCATTGTAAACACTATGTTCAAACTTCAAAGCTTGTCGAGAGACATGCTGGTCGAAACGACTGGCGTCTACTCCAATAGCAACGGGGTCACGAAACTTACCCCACTTCGCAGCCACTATCCTACCTACTCTAAAACTATCGTAACCGGAAAGAATTGTGGGACTTTCAAACATGGCGTCAATTGCACGCATGATGCGTTTTTCGTTGAATTTCAGACGCCTCCCCAGCTCAACATTGTACCTCTTGGAGCGAGGGCAGATCAGGCGAGGTGCAATAGGCTTGCACATCAAATGTTTCTCCATCTTCAGAAAGGCAGTCACCTTGGCATCATTTGCATTAACAGGTGAAGACTGAAGAGAACGGACAGCTTTCAGGTAAAGCGCCCTCTTGCCAGACTCGTAAGACATAGCAAGTTCAAGGGGAGAATGGGTCTTGCAGTACCCAGAATGCCTGATCACCCCCTCCGCGAAGTATGCCAAGCGCTGGAAGATCTCAGACTTGGGTTGAGGGGGGAGCTCAATTTTGTCACCTTTGCCCACGGTGAACACACGACGCTCCACTGCAACAAGAGCATTATGCAGTGAAGGATTAGGAACTTGATAATTTAAACCTAGGGCTACCTGACTAACATAACTAATATAACTACTAGTCTTCCTAGGACGTGCCCCGTCACGTATCACGATACCAGGATACCCCAAAATAGTAAAGGGGGATTCAAATCCTGGTACGCGACAGAGCCCATTTAAAAAACCGACGAAGCGGCGGTGTCCACAATAGACCGCAACTCTCTTGCTGCGGGTGAGTGGACAGTCATTGCTATGTCTATATCAATGGGCTTGGGGATTGGGACCATGAGGAGTGCTCTTTGCATTAAGAAGACACGGGAATCCATGTCCATCTTGTTTTTCTCGCAGAATTGCTCCACATACCTTGTAATGGTGGCATGAGAGACTTCATCTGCAGAGAGTTGGCTGTTCTTGCACCGCACATATTCTCTGATCCAGGTGGCGGCAGGTCTGTGACAGTTATCCTTAATTCTCCGGACAACTTCTATCTTGGGCAGCCTAGGCAAGTCCTCGCCGTCGGCATCCTGCTTGACTGGGTGAAACTCACCCGTCTCCACCTCCTCGACCTCACATAAAGAGTGGAAGTCGGCAATGTCAGTTTTAGCGTTGACTCGCTTTTCAAACTCAACAGATCGAGCTGAGGCTTCAGAGCGCCTCTTCAGGCACTTACCCACATGCTTCATTCTCTGATGCATGGTGTTGAAAATTTTGCCAAATGGGCGAGCACCACGGACCTCTTGGTAAACAATGTTGATCCGCTCTCTGACTTTGTCGAACTTAACCTCGGAATTGAGGACATCCATCCTCGCTTCCATACAAAGTCGTTCATCCAGCTTTTGCTGGGAAAAGATTGGTTCCGGCTCAGGCCCAGACACTTCCTCTTCATCTTCAATCAGAGGACTAGATATGCAGGGATCGTCACAGTCGGGCCGAGACGGAACAGGCCAGAAGGGCTCAGGTGCCACTTCGCGGGTGAAGGTCTTCTTGACCAGATTTACCCAAGGATTAAAAGAAGTAAACCTCAGTTTACTCTCAAGGCGATTAAGCTCGTCCTGGGCTTCTTTGAGCTCCCGCTCAGTGACCTCATACTCGAGGGCAAGAGGCACCTCGAAGTCTTCCACGTCATCCATGTATCCGTAGACCATGGCGACAAATGCATCATGGGGCTGAAATTTCCCCTGTAACGTCCACAGCCATCTCTTCAAGGAATAATATACAGATTTGAGACGGCTGTAAATGTATGAAATGAAATCTTTTACAACACGGGCGGAGGCGGTTAATAAGCCTTCGAAGAGCAACATCCTGTTGGTCAAGAGGCTGCAGAAGGGTGGAGTGAAAGGTGGAAGTGTACGATGTTTGACAGTTGTTAGAAGCCTGGGAACTGATCACAAAACAGCCGGCCAGAGATTCAGTTTCTTAAGAAAGGAGGAAAATCACTCTGCAATCTTAAGAAAAAGAATACTTTTGTAAGGGTGTCAGCCTTTACT